CTGACCTACTACGTTGTCAATAGAATCTGCTGCGTTGTAAGCGATGATGTCAGCAAGTGCTGAGTCAACATCGTTAAATGAAGTTAGGTTTAACTTCTTTGTTGTTGTAACTGCTGAACCGTATTCGTTCAGTGTTACTGTAACCTGTGATGGGTTACCTAGTGCGATAGAAGATACATCTGATGTTTCTGTCAATGTAGAAGTAGCCTGAGCCAAATCTGAGTAGATTGAGAAAACAACTGATGATCCTGGCATCGCCTGTTGAACTGGCTTAACATCTGCAAGTGAACGCATAACAGGAATGGAACGTAGTGCCATTCTTACATACTGGTCGTATGCTGCTTGTACGAGGTTGCTGATGCTAGACGTGGTGGTAGGGGTACCTGTTGGAATTGCCATTGGGTCTAGCCTTTCTTATTTTAGGATCGGATTAGAGTCCAGACAACCTAATAACATCATCTAGTTCTTCTCTGCTATTTGCATTCATAAGTTTTTGCATAATGTTGTCGTTGTGTTCAGGAGATACTCCTGTTTCGACAGTATTAGTCATACGCTTATATGCAGCAGCATCGGCTGGATTAACGTTAGGTGTTGCCTGGGTCTGGTTAGATTCATAACCGAATACATCGGCATAATCTTCTAACCATTTAGATACAGACTCTTCAGTTGGGTCTATATCCTGTGGGATAAATGCAGCAATTTTGCTGTTTACCCCGCGACTTGCGAGGGCATCTTTGATTACTCGTTCACGTTGCGTCTTTGAAAGATTGTTTAGAGCAGAATCTTTTTCGCTCAGTTCTTTCTCTTTCGCTTTTAATTGTTTACGCAGTTGTTTTACAAGGTCATTGCCTGATGAGTCCGTATCGAAGTCATCATCCTCGTAGTCATAATTGGACATAGGTCCTTCTCCCATTCTTATTAGTTTGACGCAAGCCTCACATTCACCTTGGGGGAGGTGGTATGGCTCTTGCTACTGGTTTTAGTCTCACTCCAACGGACCAGTCGTCCCATTGGCAGGCTTGTTATTTAGTAAGCGCCAGCGCGATCTCGCGCTAGTGCACCTGAAGATGCACCAGACTGACCACTGAAGGTAGCCCTTTCTAGTCCAGTAATTTTCTTACGTTGTTTTGCTGCATCCTGAGCACCAGCAATTCCAAAGACTTCTGTCTCTGCAATTGCTTGTGTGTATGGATCTTCTCCATAGATTGATGCAAGTTGTGAACCACGTTGTAGTCCTCCTGCAATAGTTCCAAATCCTGATTGTGCTTGTTGTTTGGTAATACCAGCAGCACCAAGTTCTTCAGCACGGGCAACACCAGCCTGTAATCCAGATTGAATTGCAGCGCCACCGATCTCAGCAGCAGTTACCTTACGCTTGATGTTCTCAATAGCATTGGTTGGATCTAGTACATAAGATAAGATATCTCCATTAGAAATACCTGGATAAAATTGTTTAAGTGCCTTAGAAACTTCTGGGTTAGAGTTAACCACACGGTTCTGCGCTGTCTGGATTCGGTCTTCTAGTTCTACTGCAGATACATCTCCTGCTAAGAACTTCTCAAACCCACTCTGAACGCCAAGGTCACCCTTTGCGTAATAAGACTCAGGCATACCATAGCGACGCATTACATCCTGATACTGGTCTTCAGTGCCAATGTACTCAGCCTCAGAGAGTGCACGTAAACCCTTAGCGACACGCTGGGCGTTAGCAGCAAAGCGTTTCTTATAGGCATCTGTCTCACGTAAGCGAAGTGTAAACTCTGATGGAGATACACCTTCTTCAATCAAAGACTTGAGTGGTGTTACTAAAGCACCTAGGCCATATTTATCAAACTCTGACAACAATAAATCGTAGGCAGATTTACGGTCTGCTTTCTTTTCATCTGAAAGAAGTTGTGCTTTAATGCCAGTCTCACGTAGGCTAATTTCATAATCTACAAATGCTTGTTGATCTGTAAATGTTTGACCATTGCTTGCTGTGTATACTTTGGCACCACCGCCACCGTCTACTCCATCACCTTCGTCAAACTGAAAACCATTGCCACTAGATGCAGCATTTGTTCCAGCAACGTTAAAGTTTAATGGACGTATTTTACGATACTCACCTTGACCTGCAGCACCTGTGCGAACAAACTTAACTGAATATCCAGCAGCCTGTTCTTCAGGAGTTAAATCAATTGGTGTAGAAAAATCTTTGTAACCTTGTGTTACACGTTTATTAAAATCAGTATTAGATTCGTTGGGTAATTTAACAAATGTTGCTGGGTCTGTCTTGCCTGCTTCAATTTGTTCTTGATCTAATCCAAGACTTTCTGCAGCATCTTTAAGTGCTTGGTCAATGTCTTCTTGAGATACTTTGGAGGTGTCAGTACGTGGGCCAGCAACACGAGGTGCTCCAGTAGAACCATCATCAAGTTGCATAAGATCTGCTCTAGCCATTTATTTACCCCTGAAATCCAAAGTCCTTGAGGACTTTAAGTACTGAATCTGATGCTTCAGTGCGAGCATTATCTGTGTATTGCCAACGTGAATCTTTGCGAAGTGTACGTTGAAAATCATAAAGAGACATTTCCTTTTCAGGACCAATGGCACCACGCAATGTCTTATCATTAAGACTAATAGAATCAGGTGCTACCTCTAAGACAGCAGCCATAACGTTTTTGTATGGTGCATAGATGTTTGCTAGATCAAGACCCTGGTCTAATAGGTTTGCTACCTTATCTGGTAGACCTAACTTAGCCTGACTTCTGATTGTATTCTTAAATGTCTCTACTGACTCACCTACTGCTAGGCGTTGCATCCAGTTATTGATTTGATCTTTGAAAGTAGTATCTAAATCAAATCCATTAGCACGTGCTGTTGCACGGAGTATTGTTAGATCTGCTCCAACTGCACCACCTAGTTGACTACCAGGCTTATACGAAATAAGTGCAGCCAACTCACGATTGATGATGTTCGGATCTTTGTCATTGGCTGAGTCATACATACGCTTAACGAAAGCATCAAGACGTGCTGGATCCATAGTTCCAGTAAGACCTGATGCGGTTGCTTCGATGTAAGCCTTAGCAGATGCTAGACCCATAGCATAAGAAGATGTAGTTTTTAATTGACCAATCTTAGAAAGGATTGCATCCTTCTTATCTTGTGTATCAGCAAGTTCTAATTGTTGGTTATACTTAGCAAGGGTTTCATCGTACTCTCTACGTTGTGCGTCACGCTTTGCGTATGTAGTACCGTTACGAATAGCCCAATCGGATGCACCTAAACGACGAGCAAACTCGTCAGAATCCATATCATCTTTAGCGGTTGTTGGATCTCCAACTGCGTCAATAAGAAGTTTTTTAAGTTCATCATCGTATAGGAAAATAGAGTCTACGTTGCCGTACTTAGATCTAGCAAGTGCATAGATAGCATTAATATCTTCAGCACCAGTGGCAGTTTTTGTACCAGTAACAGTACGAGCACTTGCCTTCTTAATACCTTCTAAAGTTGTTGTATCAACTACATCTTCTTGAGCAAATGCTGGAGATGATGTAACTTTAGTCTTCTTTGGAGGAAGTTTTGGTTGGTCATCAACTGCTGGAGTTGTTACTTTCTTCTTTGCTGCTGCTGCCTTAGATGCAGTAGTATCAGTAATAGCCGTGCCAGTAGACATCTGCACATTACCAAGTGGTCCAGGCTTTGGTGCTGGAGTAGGCTTTACTTTGATCTCAGGAATTGCTTGTTCAACACTTGGAGCAATTGAATTAAACTTGTCAGTTAAATCCTTTTGATCAGATTTTAATTGACTTGTGTTTTCTCCACGAGCCTCAGCCTTGGCAATGGCTAATTGCTTTTCTTTTATTTTGGCTTGAAGATTTGTGTAATCTTTTGCCGTTTTTTCTAACTTGGCTAACTTGTTACGTTCTGTGGAGATTGTTTCACGTTCTGCATTGAGAGCATCAATTAGACCATTAAGTCTTTTAGCCTCAGCATCTGATACACCCCTACCACCATTACGACGTTCTGCTGTAAGCCTACGTGTTTCTTTTACATTTGCACTGTACTGGGAGTTAAGTTTATCTAACTTAGTGCGGACTACATCAGCCATTAGCCCCTCCCAAGAAATTTGTTGAATACTTCATAGAATCCCATAACACTACTTGCCTTTGCAGGATCACCCTTAGATACTTCTTCAATAAGAAATGCCTCTGGATTAAAGGCAGCCTCAGTTACAATCTGGCGCTGTACTCCGCCACCCATAGCCTTGTACTCAGTCTGAGCAAAGTTCTTTGGATCAGCCAATTGTTTCTGGATGTTTTTTGTATACTTAGCAATCTGTGCTTTAGTAGCACCACTGCCTGTTAGGTCGCGGAATACTTTGTCAATGCTTGCTTCAATACTGTCTGGGCTAAGATTTCTTTGTTGCTGGATCTTGGTAATCTTTTCAGATCCACCTTCACCGCTTGTATCCTGCTTTGAAAGGAATGTATCAAGATCATCTAATTGGACATTGTATGCCTGGTTAGGATCAGAGGTATATGCAGTAAGTCTTCCACGGTTAGAAAAGTCAAGATCTTCATAAGCCTTAAAGTATGCATCTTGCAATTTCAGACTGGCCTTACCAGTAACATCGCCACGGTAATACCCTGCAGCCTTTAACTTTTGTGCAAGGGACTTACGATAGTCAGGACTAAAACCTTCAAATTGTGCAAGCAGTTTGTTTTGATCGGCACCTGTAATGTCATTAGAATAAAGATTTACAAGGTTTGAACCTTGATACTTCTTTATATTGGATGCTGTTCCACTAGAAATAAAGATACCTTTTGGTAGTTTGTTTGGGTCAAAGACCTCATACGACTCAGGCATTAGTCACCAATCAATCTGCTAAATAGAACGCTGTATGTAGATATTGCATTAGGATCTCCTGCTGCAATTTCTTGCAAGCGCAGTCTCAATGATTCTTTATAGGACTTACGTATTCTAATATCACGGTCTGAACTTGAGTTGTACTGAGTAGTAGCGAGTACTTCATACTCATCGTACTCACGTACCATATCTCGCAAACGGTTGATAGTAGGTCCAGTAAGGTTTGGTTCTGCAATCATATTACGCAAATCAGCAAATGCTGCGTCACGCTTGATGGTGTTTTCTGCTGCACTAGCAAACTCCATACGAAGTAATGGACGTGCTGCTAGGAACTCCTTAGACCAGGCTTGCCAGTTGTCATTAATAATTACTCGTTGACGATCACTAACTACTTCAGTAAGGGCTTCATCACGAATAGTCTTTTGTGAGTAATAGATCTGCTCATCCTTGGCTACTGATACCTCCTTGAGGTAATCACCAATTAATTTCTTCTGGCGATAGCCGTTATTCATCAATGTCTGGTAGGCATCGTAGGTAAACTCACCAGTATTTGGAATCAAGAACGCTGAACCCTGTGGGTACTTCTTGACCAAAGCACGGTTATCATCTACCCACTTAGAGGCTGCATTACTAGACTGGAAGTACGGCAATACCTGTGGATCTGACTCATTAACAGTGAATGGA